CAAGTCGTTGAAAATAGCTCGTAATATCATCGGAATGATTATATCCGCTTTCGGCGGATAACGCATCAAATGCCGATAAGGAAAGCCTTTCATAAAAGAGAGCGAATGAAGAGAGACGGTAAATCGAATGCCGTCCAAACATAGTTCGAACCCTATTTGAGCAATGTGTTCTTCCTTTAATCATCTTCATATCTATGTAGTTTTTTCGATATTTTGCGAGATTCTCGCTATTTCAACAGATCGAATTCGTGTGCCTCTACCCACGGATTACCGTCCCATGTTCCGCGATCGGAAACCTTGTCGATCAACGCGGCGAAGGCTTCGCGGGGAGTGTCTTTTAAAATGTCTCCTATTACAAAGTGGGTTGGATGTATGGGGAAATTTTTTGGAAAGTTCGGCGTAAATTGCCTGATCCCTTCCCGTAAACACTCCTCGTCCGAAATATCCTGTAACCGCTCGCACTTGATTCTGGTGATGCGAATTTGGTGGGGCATCAATTCGGCCTTGGCGAACATCTTGTTATTCCACCCTGCAAGGTCCTGCACGCTTTCGAGGGATATTTTATGCGCTTTGGCCACCTGGAACAAAAACGTATCGACATCCGGATGCCCGGCGGCAATCGTCGAATATCTTTGCGCCACGGCCACGATCTCATCGACCCCGTATTTCGGTAATATCACATCCCCATTATTCCTTTTCGCCCATCCGAAGTTGTCAGATAAAAAGTCCGGTTGCGGAATTATTATCCGTCGCGTCATGGTCTTTCGCCCCTCGATAACCGCCTGCGTCAAACCGTAGCGGTCATTAAACATGATCTTTTTCATAATTCATCAGTTAGTCCGACTATCGTTAATCGGCATGTAGATATTCTGCGCCAAGGTCTGCATCGTTAAAACAGTTTGTATTGTCTGATCTCGAAAATGCGTGCTTTTACGGCCTTGATCGCAGCCGGAGGCAACACGCCCTCTTCGGCCAGCAAGTCGCCGAACGCCCACAGCAGGGCGTTCTGTTCCGAGGCGAACTCGCCCCATTTCCGGCCGGGATGGCATCCGCGGCCCGACCCGCCGATCATCCAGGTCGTAGCCGCCACCCAGACGCCGTCCTGTTGCCCGATATGGACTTTTACATAGTCGCGGCCGCTGGCATAGAGGATTTCGGTTCTGTACTCGCCCGACCGCAATACGGGGTAATCGTACCACGGGGCCGGGAGGTCGGCCCGATTGTCGATCCGCAGGTCTGCGTAAGGATTCGATTTCATAATGCGTTGTCAATTAGGAAGGCCGCCGAGCGGCATGTAGATTATCTGCGGCCGGGACTGCTCGGCCTGTCCGGTCGGCCGTTCCGGCTGGGGATTCAGCCCGCCGCTGCGTTGGATCGCGCGGAGCTTCAAGGCCAGCGCGTCCAGCTCCGGCGGGGTCAGTGCGCCGAACTCCTTTCCGGAGATCCGGCGGTCCCGGCAAAAGGCATTGATGCGCGGCCAGTCCGTCGTGTCGATGCCGAGCTGCTGCATCAAGCGGAGCGCCGCCGACCGTTTCTTTTTCCGCAGTTCGTGCTGCGGGTCGGCCGTCGAACGCTCCAGCGCATCGCACAGGGCATCGTACTCGGCGGCGGACATGGCCCGCAGGCTCGACGTCCGGCCGTCGGTGTACTGCTGCACCAGGCGCTCCTTCATTTCGTCGTCGTGAAGCGGCAGACGGTTGAATAACTTGTAGAATCGTTTGTAGGTCATAGCGGATGTGGTTGTTTATTCGGTCAGATAATATTTCGCGGCGCCCTCCTCCCAAATGGTGAAGTACGCCTCCGCGTCGTCAGTATAGCGCCCCTGACAATATGCCCGGTAACCTTTGGTATGGATTTTCACGCCGCAGTCGAACCGGATGTCGTCGGCCATCTTACCCTTCGGCCGCCCCTTGTAGATCTGCGACACGAGGATGAACGATTTGCGGGGGAAAGCATCTAAAAGTACCTTCTTCAGTCGGTCGAAACTCCGCACGTCGAGGTACTGCACCGAGTCGATGACGACGAAGTTCGCGCTCTTGGGCCGCTCCAGCCGTGCGACGAGATCGGCCACCGTCAGCCCCGTCACGACCTTGAATTTCCCTGCGACATCCTTCATTCCGAGCCGCTTGATCCGCTTCTTGAACGAGAGGTTCGCCCCCTCCTCCAGACTCACGTAATCGACCCGTCCGTACTGGCAGAGCTTCTTGGCCAGCAGCATGACGAACGTACTCTTGCCGCTGGCCGAATCGCCGGAGACGAACCAGCGCTCGAAGCGGGACGGGCGGCCGAAGGCGGCCTCCCACTCCTCGTCCAGCGGAAGTTCCGGGATATTCAGATTCTCGATCTCCGAGGGTGAATAGGCCCGCATGACTATGCCTCCTCTCCTTTGGTGATCAGTGAATGGACCCGGCGCAGGCTGCCGTTGCTCTGGCGGGCGATCTGCCGGAAGTCAGTAGTTTCCGGAGCGTTCGCCTGGGCGATCATCATGGCCTGGCTGAGCAGGAACTTCCGGCGCTCGTCGCCCTCGGGCGGCGTAATACTGTTGTACTTGTCGCCACAGCGGCTCCGGATCTCGGCAAAACCTACCGTCTTGAACTCGATGCCGCGCTCCAGCTTGGCCTTGAATCCGTCGGCCCCCATCAGATACCACGAGCAGCAACCTTCCGTGCCGTTCCATGCGGCCTTGATCTCCAGGAACGCTTCATACACCAGGTCGCCCGCCTCGTCGAGGATGATCTGCGGATGGTCGAGTGTCCGCAGGTAAAACACCAGGTCGTCGTAGACGTCCGCATAACGGCTGACGGAGTTCAGACCGAACTCGCGGGCGATGAAACGCACCAGCCGCTGCTTGGTCTTCACCTGCGAGCAGTCCACGTAGACGACGTTCTTGTGCGTCTTGGCGTGGTATTGTGCAGCGACCGTCTTGCCGATGTTCGGAATATCGCAGAACATGCCCGAAAGGCTCTTTGCGCGGCACAGCTCCAGTTGCGAAGTGAGGTATTCGAAGGTCGGCGTCTTGACGATCTTCCATTCCGCGCCGTCGTCGAGACTCACGCCCAGCCGCCGGGCGATGGACATCCATTTCGCGTCGCTCAGTTTCTGTTCGGTGTTGCCCTTCTTGATCTCGCTGTAAACCGAGGTCGAAATGCCCAGGGCGACGGCGTGTTTGGCGTCCGTGGCGTAATTCTGTCTGTTACCGGATATGGCCAGCACGATGCGGGTTTTAATGTCGTTCGAAATCATATCTCAAAGTGTTTTGTCATCATTCTAAAGTTCCTGTTTCGCCAGCGCGGCGTAGTCGATGCCGAAATCGAATCCCTCCGCCGCCTCCGGTAGGGCGGCCGGGATCGCTTCGACGATCTCCGGCTCCTCATGGGCCGGAATGTCACCGGGCAGGAGCCGCACCCTGCGGATTTTCTCCCGGGCGATCATGGCGTCGAACTGCGCGTTGTACTTCGCCTGTTCAGCGTAGGCTTCGCGGTCTTTATCCGTTTGCTCGGCCGTGGCCTCGTTGTAGGCTTCGATCCGGCAGCAGGTGGCGATATAGGCTCCGTGCTGGTAGATATACACCTCCGGAACGTTGCCCTGTTCGTCAGGCAGGTAATAGGCTTCGACGGCGTAGTCATTCGGCGCGAGCCGTCCGATCAACTCCGGTGATGGCAGCGCATAATCCTCGTAATGGACCCGGCAGTACTTGCTGCGCCGGATCGACGTGCGCACTTCCTCGCCGATGAAGCGGTAGAGCAGCGCCTTGTCCACGGGCGCGAGGTTCGGGTTCTGGTAGCGGCAGAGCACCTCCCAGCGCGTCAGCCCCGGATAGAGCTTCTGGTTCGGATGCAGTTGGTTGTTGTATTCGCGGATGGCCCGGATGTCGTCGGCCACGAGCTGCTCATAGGTATAGGTCGCCTCCTTGTAGGTGTTGTTGAACTCGTCGTAGACCTTCTCCTCTTTCGGGCGGTTGGCCTCCAGGCGGGCGTACCAGCGGCCGATGCCGACCTGCGAGCGCTTCTCCACGCCGTATTTCTTCACCCGGTTGAAGTGCTCGGCCCGTTTCTCCTGTGAGTTGCCGGGGTTGCACCACCGCACGAAGGGGAACACCACGCCTGCACGGATCAGCCCGTCGGCGAAATTGTTTACGAGGTGGTGTTCGACCTCCACCTCGGCCGGGCAGTTCCAGCCCTGGCGGTCGATCAGCCGGAACATGTTCCGCACGCAGTCAATGAACAGGTCAGCCGTCTTGAGGCGGTTGTAAGCGTAACCGACGACGCAGCCACTCGCCACGTCGTAGGCATAATAGGCTTTGACGCGGTTTCCGTCGGCCATCTTGCGCGGTAGGTCGCGGTCGTCGAGCGAAATCTTCGAGAATGCCCAGACCGGGGCCTTGCGCTTGTGGTGCGGACGGTAACGGTTGTTGAAGTCCCACGCGCTGTCGTGCAGTTTCGACCGCAGGGCGCGGTTCTTCGGGTTGTTCAGGTAGTTGGCGACGGTCGTTTCGCTCAAGGCGATCGGTTCGCCCTCCTTGTCCGTGAACTCCTCCGGGTCGAACAGCTCTCCGGTTTCCGGGTCGTACACGTTCAGTTCACCGCAAACGAACTGATTGTACATCTCGGCCACCGTCGTATTGAAGGGGCGCTCCGGCAGGCTGTCCAGCGAAAGGATCAGCCGCTCGATTCGGTAGTTCACTTTGCGGGAGTTCTGATTTTGGAATTTCCCGGAGATCAGCGAGACATAACCCTCTCGTTTGAACTGGGCGACCTTCTTGCGGAAGCGGAGCATACTTTCGGGCAGCGTGTGGCCGAACTCCCGTTTGAAGTAGGCGACGGTCCCGGCCATCGCCTCCCAGCTGATCTGGCCGACACGTCGCAGGGCATTGGCCGACGCCATCAGCCGCAGCACCGCCTTGATGACGGAGGCGTTCACCGTGTATTCGTTGATCTTCTCCGCCGGAAGGGCAGAACCGTTGTCGAAACGGAAAGCCGAAAAGTAGCTCCGCGCCTCGGCATCGGGCGTGTAGTTCGCCCGAAGCCACTCCTGTAACGGCATCGTCGAGATGTCCGGTTTGCGTTCCCGGACGGCCGAACGGTATTTTCCCGGCAAGCTGTCGAAGACGATCAAAGCCTGTCGTCCGTTACCTCCTCTGCGAGCCCGGTTGATTTTGCCCCGCCGAACCATCTGTTTGTAGTTCGACTCCGACATGACCTCCAGAAGCTCCGGCTGCGTAATACAAAGTATGTTATTAAAATACTCCATTTCTCGTTTCCTGTGCTCCCGTGCCGGTATCGCTCCGGAATAACGCCTGCGCGTTCACGGGAAAATCGCTATATTTGTGCTGTCCAACTACAAACCTTTAGCGATTATGAACTCTATGCCTTGGCGATCAAATATCGTTGCCTGCTATTTTTCAACCGATATGATCGGCAAATACCGAAAGTGTGTCATGGATCTGTTCGACACACTTGCGACTATTCACAGTTTGGAATGTATCGCGTCGAAGGATTGTTTAATGACTGACGATCCTCTTGACGGGAAGAAACCAGCAGCTTGGTCAATTTTCGATATTGTTTACGTCCGATCAACCCCTCGAACGACGATAAGTCGATTGAAATTCGAGAAGATGATTCAGGCAATTTTTGACCGAGAAGACGGCGATGACTCGAAGGAATATCTTGTATGTCCAATGTTACAGTCGGGGCTGAAGAAATTTCCATATCCTAAAAAAGATTGAGTATTATTGTTTTATGATTATCTTGACGATAGGACTCATTTGTCCGATTGTCTTTTGAATACGGCCATGACCGCAAAAGTGCTACCCGCGAAGTTCGCCGCGATGACCAGCAGCGGCCATTGTTGTTGCAGTTCCGCGTAACCGCAGATGACTGTCAGCGACAGACACCACCACAGCCCGGCCAGCTTGCACCTCACGGGCAGGATGATGAATCCGCGGCCCAGCAACCGAATCATCCAATATTTCAAAAAACGTCGCATGACTATCCGATTTGCTGGATTGCGGCCCGCACCTTTGCCTCGGCTGGCTTGGCCTTCGGCGTATAGGCCGGATGCGGATCGGCGAGTCTGTTGTAGATCGTTTGCAGGGAGTAGAGCATGTTGCCCCAGGTCGAAACGGTGAGATCGTCGAAGTTGGCGACCTTCTGCCCGTCGATGTGGATTGTAGTCCGGTTGCTTTCCAAATGGACGACGACCTCGATCCGGCGGCCGAACCGTTGGCGCATACAGCCGTTTTCGAAAGTGGTATCCACATCAGGCAGGTAACCTTTGGGTGCGGTTATTCCCAGGTAGATCACGCCGCCGCGCTGGAAGGCCGCTTTCCGCAGCATATTGTCGCGTGCGCTGTTGCCTTTGTACTTCAAAGCCCGGTCAAGGGTCGAGCGCGTGATCTTGAAGGTCTTGACCATCTCCATCCGGACCGTCGTAGGCAATAAGATTTGTTTTGTCGCCATACTATTTCAATTTTTTCTGTAACTTTACCCCGTTAGTACATTGTACCAACGCTGCAAATATCGTAACATATCACGAATATTCCAAATTTAATCGTGATTTTTTGCGAAAAAATAATAGAATACTTATTATGAACGGGACAATTCACGAAAGAATTGAACGCCTTGTAAAAGAATTTGGAGGCGGTAAAAACACAGTATTTGCCGATAAAATTGGTGTAAGCGAAGGAAATATCCGAGGTTACATTAAAGGTATCATGCCCAAATATGATGTGCTCGAAAAAATCGTGACTTCTCTCGATGTGAATCCGGACTGGTTGCTGACTGGTCGCGGGAACATGGAAAAAGAACCGGACCTACAACAGGCCGGAATACAAGTGCAGGAAAAGTTCCCTCTCAAAACCGACAATCTGGTCGATCTCCAGCGCATCCCCCTTTACAATCTGGAGGCGACGGCCGGATTGGTTTCCCTGTTCAACGATGTCGATGCAATTCCGATCAGCTATATCTCGCTGCCGGACCTGCCAGCATGCGACGGAGCTGTTTACGTGCGCGGGGATTCGATGTACCCATTACTCAAAAGCGGCGATATTGTCCTTTACAAGCAGGTACACGACATGCAGTA